CCGCGTTCCCAAGTGGGGCGGAGTTCGCTGGGAGGTTCCGATCCCCAGTGAAGACAAGGAAGACCCAGCCCTTTTTGCCATTTTCAATGATCACGAGGTTATCGCGATTGTAACTGGCAACCCTCTTGACATGAAGGTGTATCTATGACCGATGACACTCAAGACCAAGAAATTGGTGAAGTTGTTGAGGAGCAGGACGGTTCCGCTGTTGCGCTAGTTGATCTCCCAGATGAAGGTGGGGATCAGGAGGCGGGATCTTCTGAGACGGCGGAGCAGAACCGCAATCGACGCCGCGAGAAGAAGGAGCGGTTTAAGCGCATTAACGAGGAGAAGGACACACAGTTGACCCTCCTGCAGCGCCAGAACCGTGAGCTGCAGGAGCGACTGTCTGCCGTTGAGCGCCGCGGCGTTCAGTCCGAGATTGAGAACGTAGAGAAGAAGATCCGCGAGGAGCAGGAGCGCCATGAGTGGGCTCTGGGCCAGGTTAAGAAGGCGATTAGCGAGGTTGACGGTGATACTTTTGCTTCAGCGCAGCAGGTCCAATCAGACGCCGAGAAGAAGCTTGAGTATTGGCGCTGGAAAAAGCAGTCTATGGTTGAGCAGGCTGAGGCACCACCCAAGCAAGACCCTCGAGTCATTGACCAGACCAACAAATGGATGGAGCGCAACAAGTGGTTCAATCCTAATGGTGGGGATACTGACAGTGACATTGCACGGGTAATTGACGCGCAGTTGGCTCGAGAGAACTATGACCCCGCATCCTCCGAGTACTGGGAGGAGCTTGATTCTAGGTTAAGGGAACGATTGCCAAATAAACAAAGACGCCCCAGAAGTGTTGTCACTGGGTCTGAGAGGGAGTCTTCGCCTCAAGCAAGCGGGGATTCTTTTTATGTAAGCCCAGAGCGAGTTAGGGCGTTAAAGGAGGCCGGTTTTTGGGATGATCCTAAGATGCGAGCCAAGATGATTAAGCAATATGCGAATTGGAATCGCAATAACCGGGAAACTGCATAAATGGATGCTAGAATTAAGAAACCGTTATCTCTTGGCGGACGCGAAACTCGTGCTAGCGAGGACGCATCAAGGGCTCCTGTAGAGGAGAGGTTCATGTCAGCGCAAGAACGTCGGAAGATGTGGAGCGATGAGTGGACACAGACCGCGCTACCAAAAGTGCCTGAACTTCCGGGATGGCATCTTTGCTGGCTCTCGACGACGAATAGCTACGACAGTATTGATAAGCGGATGCGGCTTGGGTACGTTCCCGTGACAGCGGATGAGTTTCCTGGGTTTGAGAATTACCGTGTAAAAGCTGGCGAACAGATCGGTCACATTGCTTGCAATGAGATGGTTTTGTATAAGCTTCCAATGGACGTTTATCAGGACTTGATGTTGCATATGCATCATGAATTACCCAATGAGGAGGCGGATAAGATCCGAGTCCAAGTTGAGAATATCCAGGGTGCAAGGGACAGTTCTGGTAAGAGTCTGGGTCGGGTAGAAGGCGAAGGCTTTGGTGAATTTGACCGAAACGTAAAAACGCCCATATTCCAAGGGTAACTTTTATTAGGAGTGTGCTATGTCAGCAACTAGTGCTCCGTTCGGCCTGCGCCCGGCGTTCCATCCTTCTGGTCTGGATCGCGCTCAAGCGTTGGCAAACGGTATTGCGTCGGCTTACAACACCGACATTCTCAAGGGGGCTCCGGTTAAGCAGGACACGAGCGGTAACATCGTTATTGCTGGTGCCTCGGATGCCATTCTCGGTGCCTTCGCGGGTGTAGAGTGGACTGATACAACGGGTCGCCGTCGTGTCAACAACTACTGGCCAGCGAACACCGCCTACCAAACTGGATCTTGTGTCACTTATTTCTATAGCGATCCCAACATCGTTTATGAAATCCAGACTGATGCAACGATCACTCAGGCCTCCATCGGCGATGAGTACAACTTCTCGGCCAACACCGGTTTCACGGTCTCCAGCGGCTCTAACGTCACTGGCCTGTCAACCGCCGGCCTAGGTGTATCTACCGCTGCTGGCGCTGCCGGAACTGGCGTGATGCGTGTTGTTGACCTTTCACCTGGTGCTGACAATGCATGGGGCGACTCATACGTTGTGGTGCGGGTTCAGATCTCCAAGCACCAGTACGCTGCTATTAACGTGTCGTCGAATGCGGCGTCCACTGCGGCCTATCCGGTTGCACTGTAAAAGGAGGAACTGAATCATGGCAGCTCCAATGCGTAATACGGACTTTAGGAGCATCGTTGAGCCAATCCTCAATGAATGCTTCGACGGAGTCTACGATCAGCGTACCGATGAATGGTCACGGGTTTTCCGCGAGCAGACCGGTATCCCCCGCAACTATCACGAGGAGCCCGTCCTTTATGGATTCGGCGCAGCTCCGCAACTGCCTGACGGGACTCCGGTTTCGTACCAGCAGGGCGGCGTGCTCTTCCTCAAGCGCTATGTGTACAACGTCTATGGCTTGGCGTTTGCACTGACGAAGGTGCTTGTTGAAGACGGCGACCACATCCGTATCGGCCAGGTTTACTCGCGTCACCTTGCTCAGTCTTTGATTGAGACGAAGGAGACGTTGGCCGCGAACGTTCTCAACCGTGCGTTTAACTCGTCCTACGCTGGCGGTGACGGTGTTGCCCTTAACTCGGCATCCCACCCGATCGCTACTGGTACGTTTAGCAACCTGTTGACGACGGCCGCTAACCTTAGCCAGACCTCGCTCGAGCAGATGTTGATCCAGATCCGTCAGGCTGTGGACAACAACCAGAAGAAGATTCGCTTGGTGCCCCGCCAGCTGGTGGTCGCTCCTGGCAACGTCTTCCAGGCTGAAGTGCTGCTCAAGAGTGTCTTGCGCTCTGGTAACGCCAACAACGACATCAACCCGATCAAGTCGATTGGCTTGCTTGACGAGGGTGCTGTTGTTCTTTCCCGTCTGACCAACCCCTCCGCATGGTGGGTGCAGACCGACGCTCCAGAGGGCATGAAGCTTCTGATGCGCCGTAAGCTTGAGAAGACGATGGAAGGGGACTTTGAAACCGATTCGATGCGCTACAAGGCAACTGAGCGTTACGACATTGGCTTCACCGATCCTCGTGCAATGTACGGAACTCCGGGCGTTTAAGTAGCGCCTGGCAAGGGGGTGGTTCAAAAGGCCTCCCCCTTTTTTGTTTAACTGGTCAAGCTTTTCAAGGAGAAGACCATGCCTCAATTTTCAGATGATCTGTTTCTCGGTCCTGCCCAAACATATATGGGCACGGGGCTCCGTCCTTACACCACAATTTTTACTGGTTCGATGTCTTCTACGACATTGACCGTGACTGCGCTATTGCAAGGCGCCCCTATCGTTATCGGTATGTACGTTGATGGTTCAAGCGTAACCGACGGCACCTACGTTACCGGCTACGGCACAGGCACTGGCGGTATTGGCACTTACACCATCAATCAATCGGTGACTGCCTCCAGTACCACGATGTACGCGCACGGAAATATTGCGTTTGATGATCCGTCGCCGATGGACTTGGGGATTGGACCTCTAGGTCGCGTCTATACTTGGGACGTTATGCCTCAAGCTGCGGTGACCAACAACATTGCCGCATCGCAGACTGCTGCAGGCGCTGGCGCTGTGACGTTGACTGCTGGTACCTCTGCCAAGTCTGTTGTTCGCAATGACGGTACGACGGCGATTCAGTTGGATCTGCCCCGCGCTATCAAGGTGAACTGCTCTACAACGGCTCGCGCCTTCACCATTAACGGTTACGACTACTACGGCCAGGCAATGAGTGAAGTTATCACTGTTGCCACTGCTGCGACTGCTGTAACTGGCAAGAAGGCGTTCTACCAAGTCACTAGCGCAACGATCGCCGGTTCTGCAACTGCTGTCGTAATCGGTACAAGCGACGTTCTGGGTCTGCCGGTTCGCGTGTTTAACGTGGCTTATGTGACTAGCGTCAAGAGCAATAGCACGCTGGCGCAAGACGCGGGTACTTTTGTTGCTGCGGACATGGCTACCGCCACAACTACCACTGGTGATGTTCGCGGCACCTACGCGCCTGCTACAGCTTCGGACGGCACTGTTCGTACTGTGATGACGATTGCTCTGCCAGGAATCGCAGTCGGCCCCAATGCAACCCGTGTAGGCGCTCTGGGCGTCACGCAGGCATAAGGAGTAATGAATCATGCGTGAATTCAAGCCAATGGTAAAGATGGAGACGACCGAGCCTACGGTTGAGCTAAAACTCAAGAAGGGCGGCGCGGTCAAGAAGATGGCCGATGGTGGTATGCCTATGGGCGCCATGATCGGTGCTCCTAAAGGCGGGATGATGGCGGGTCTCAAGCCCAAGAAGCCGTCCCTGGCCTCCCGTCGTCGTGCAATGATGGCTAGTGGTGCCGCTGGGGCTCCTGCCGGCCGTGCTGAGGCGATGATGGCCGCTGCACCTCCTGCTATGCCCCCTAGCCTTCCTCCCAAGCCTCCTGCCATGAAGAAGGGCGGCGAGATGGAGTCTCCCAAGGTCCACAAGGCCGAGATGAAGGAGATTTCCGGCATCAAGAAGGAGCTGACCAAGCACGAGGATATGCCTGCTAGCAAGGGTCATCGCGGCCTGAAGACTGGCGGTGTCGTGAACGGCAAGGCTGGATATAAGACTGGTGGTGTCGTGAATGGCCAGGGCGGATTTAAGACTGGCGGCGTGGCGATGGCTAACGCTGGCGGTTATGCCAAAGGCGGTGCTACAAAAAAGTTTGCTGAGGGCGGCCGCGTACAGCACGACGGTGGTCCGGAGCAGATGCCGCAGGGCAAGAAGAAGCCTGCAGGTCCAGTGTCCATCAACCAACTCTCCGGCACCTATAAGAAGGGCGGGGCTGTGATGATGGCCGAGGGCGGTGATCCTAACGCAGACTTCTATCGTCGCAAGACGGAAGAGAACGAGGCCGATGCAAAGGCCGTGAAGGATGCCCTTTTGTATATCCCTCGCAAGGTTCGCAAGGCTGGTAAGGCTGTGGTTGATGCAATGAGCCCCGGTAAGGGTTCGGTGACGGATACTGAGCGCGAAATCAGTCGGACGGTTGTGCCTGGCAAGAAGCGCGGCGGCGCAGTCTGTTAAGGATGGGGGCTGCGGCCCCTGTCTTCATTGGAGATTAGTATGGGCGTTTATTCTTCAGCTACCCGTCAGGGCGCGTATGAGCCGTTTGAGTTGCAGGTTGCTCGTGGTCAAATACAGGCGCATTCTGTTGTAACTGTTTCTGGCTACAACTCTGATGTTGATACTGCATGGGAAATGATTACTCCTATTGGAGATTTATCATATCCAGCTTCCGCTTTGCAGATGACTGTGAGTTCATCTAGTGCCAGCGACACATCGGCAGGCACTGGCGCACGAACTGTATTGATTACCGGGTTGGATGCCAACTACGCGGTTATCAGTGAGACGGTGACGATGAATGGTCAAACCGCTGTCACGACCACAAACTCATTCTTGCGCATCAACGCTATGTTGGTGACAACCGCGGGTACGGGCCTTGCAAACGCTGGAATTATTTACATTGGCTCAGGCACTGTAACTTCTGGTGTTCCAGCAACCATTTATAATTTGATTTCTTCTGGTTATAACAATGCAACGTCGAGCCAATACACGGTCCCTGTTGGCTATACTGGATATTTGGCGATTGCTCGAATTGGCTTGGCTCAAGATACTGGAACCAGTTTAATTACTGCAAGAACTCGTTTTGTTGGAACAAATGGAATTGCCATTACCGGCCCATTGATTGTTACCAATAACAACATTTCTACCCAGCCATTTCCCTATCCCATTTTAATTGCTGAAAAGACTCGCATTCAAGGCGAAGCAATTGGCGGTGCGGCAAATAATGAAGCCGCTGGGTTCTTTCAGTTAATTCTCATTAAGAATGCGGACTAATCATGCCCACAAAATCCCCAGCCCAAGAGCGATTTATGCAGGCGGTGGCGCACAATCCTAAATTTGCTAAAAAGGTCGGGGTCCCTACTAAGGTCGGCAAGGAGTTCACGGCTAAAGAGGGCGGGCTTTATCAGCATATTCACGAAAAACGCCAGCGTATTGCTGAGGGCAGCGGCGAGAGGATGCGTAAACCAGGCTCTCCTGGCGCCCCGACTGCTCAAGCCTTTAAAGACTCAGCCAAGACCGTAAAGCTCAAGAAGGGCGGCCCTAGCCTGGCTATCGGTCGCGGAGAAAAGCTCCCAGCGGCCCAGGGAGCGGGTTTGACGGCCAAGGGTAGGGCTAAGTACAACCGCGAGACCGGAAGCGATCTGAAGGCTCCTCAACCGGGCGGAGGGGCAAGGCGTGACTCATTCTGCGCACGGATGGGTCCGGTGGCAGAGAAGAGCGAGAAGGGGAGTCGTGCTCGAGCCTCTATGAAACGTTGGTCGTGCCCGGGATGGTAGATTATGGCGTACAGCGGCACAGTTAGTAATACGGTCGTAAATGTTCAGAAGCTAATTGATCATGGCGCTCGCCGTGCGGGGAAGCTTGCTGAAGAGTTGACGGTTGAACAGGTTAACGCCGCTCGAGAGTCGCTGTATTTTGTTCTGTCTGAGCTTGTCAATACCGGCATCAACTACTGGTGCGTTGACAAGAAGGTCATTGGGCTGCAGGCAAACAAGCAAGTTTACGATATGCCGGTGGGGTTCAATGACGTCCTCAACGCGCTATATCGGAAGATGAACCGTCCTAGTGGCGCTTATTCATCAAGTTCTGGCATTGCAATCAACGCATTTGACGGCAATGTAGACACTGTATGTACACAGACATCTGCTAATGGAAACATATCAATTTATTACAGTTCACCGGTCTACGTCGGCTCAATCGGAGTATTGCCGGGCGTTTCTGGAAGCCTCACGGTTGTATTTGAGTATTCCACCGACGGAATTACCTGGCAGACGCTCTACTCGCCGGGTCAGGAGACCTGGGTCAACAACGAATGGCTCTGGTATGACATCGAAACCGGGCAAAATTGCCAGTATTACAGAATGCGAGCAACTAACGGCGGGACTTTAGTCGTTAGAGAGCTGTTTTTTGGCAATAATTCGACAGAAATCACGATGGCCAGGCTTAATCGTGATGATTACACGAACCTGCCCAACAAAAACTTCACTGCAAACCAGCCATTTCAGTTTTGGTTGACTAGGACGCTGCCGCTTTCTCAAATGAATCTGTGGCCGGTGCCTAGCGACTCGTTTGTGCAGGTTGTTGTCTGGTATTCGCGTCAGGTAATGGACGTCGGGGCCCTTACGGATGAGTTAGAGATCCCGCAACGCTGGTATATGGCCATTTTGAATATGCTGGCGCATCAGATGGCGCTAGAGTTGCCTGGCATTGACCCCACTCGTATCCAGTATTTGGCCGCATTAGCAGAGAAATCATTCAATCTGGCCGAGCAAGAGGAGCGCGACAAGTCACCAATATATTTTGCGCCGAATATTGCTTGCTATACAAGGTGATGGGTTTATTGTCAGGTTTTCATAAGCATCACATAATCCCTCGCTATCAGGGCGGGTCTGATGCGCCTGAAAATCTTGTTCTTCTTCATCCAATTGATCATGCGATTGCTCATTTCGTTCGCTACAAAATGTATGGGAACGTTCGTGATTTGTGGGCAAGCAACTGGATTCAAAACATTCAAGATCCATCGGTTTATTCCCAATTTAGCAAAGAAAGGGAAGAGGCAATCAAAGAACGACGGGCAATCGACCCTGAATTTGATGAGCACATGAGGTCTGTTAGGTCAAAAGCCACAAAAAACCGAAAAGAAGGGTACCAAAAAGCAGCGGGGCAGGCGTTCAAACAAAAAATGCTGGAACAGCCCGAATATTCGGATAAAATTAGAAAAAACCGCCGGATAGCAAACGCCGCAAGCCTTAGGTCTAGGAGAAGCGCTTCGGCAGACCGAGTTATGCAGGTGATTGAAATGCGAAAGGCGGGCTGCAAATATTCTGAAATTCAAGAGAAAACTGGGTATTCATTGGGGTCGATCTCGTCAATCGTAAATAAACGAATGATTGCGGAGGTTGGAGATGCCGGTTTTTCTTGATACCAGAGGACTATCAGACCTTGCAATAGCAATTTGTGACAGGTGCCGCTTCAAGAGGGCCCATGCTGTTATGCGGTCCGATCCTAACTTTCCTGGCCTGCAGGTATGTGATCAGGGTTGCGCGGATAACTTTGACCCGTATAGATTGCCGGCAGCAAGGACAGAAAAGATTACAATACGCTTTCCGCGCCCTGACGAAAACATTGCGGTTGAGGATAATAGCCTCACGACTGGCGGGTACGGTGATTTTGTATTGTCGCCGGAGCAGAATACGCAGACGCCAGAGAATAACGGCAACCTGGATAGTATTGAGATATAAATGGCTAATGTAACGATTACCCAACTACCAGCGGCCCAGGCTCTAACCGGCACGGAGTTGGTTCCTGTTGTTCAGAACGGGCAGACGGTCCGCACGACTACCGGGGCTATTGGTGGCGGCGGCGGAGGTGGCGGTGGCGTTCAGTCTGTTGATGTCTCAGGTGGCACTACGGGTCTAACGACAAGCGGCGGGCCAATTACTACGACGGGGACTATCACACTAGGTGGTACGCTTAATGTTGCTAACGGCGGAACTGGTGGAACGACTGCTCAACAGGCTCGAGCAAATGTCCTCCCGAGTTATACGGGAAATGCATCATACGTTCTTCGTGTCAATGCCGGCGCTACAGATGTTGAGTGGTCCGCTTCCGGTGGTGGGGGTAGTGGAAGCGTTGTACAGGTTGCTACTGGCGCGGGTCTAACTGGCGGCCCGATCACCACCTCCGGGACGATTGCGATTGCAACGAGCGGGGTAACGCCCGGCAACTACACCAACCCCAATTTTACCGTTAACGCGCAAGGACAGCTCACCGCGGCATCCTCGGGCTCTACCCCTGTTACGAGCGTCTCTGGTACCGCTAACGAGATTACCTCATCTGGTGGCGCGACCCCTACATTGTCTTTGCCTAGTGGGCTCACCTTTACCAGCAAGACAATCACGGGCGGGTCGTTTACTGGCGGGACGATCAATAACACGGTAATTGGTGGCACGACGCCTGTTGCCGGTACATTTACCACTGTTAATGCCACGAGCGGGAACATTACTGACACGCCCCTTAGCGGCAACAACATCGTTAACAAGGCGTATGCGGACGCGGTTGCATCTGGTTTAACGTTTCACCAGAACTGTGACTTGGCGACTGATGCGGCGCTGCCAACCTGTACATACAACAACGGCAGCTCTGGTGTTGGGGCCACGCTCACTGCCACCGCTAACGGGCTGTTAAATGTTGACTCTGTGGATGTGGTGGTCGGCAACCGGGTATTGGTAAAGAACCAGGTAAATCAAGCGCATAACGGGATTTATTCGGTTACGCAAATTGGCAGCGTATCCACCCCGTTCATATTGACCCGAGCGGCGGACTACAACACAGCCGGCACGACCTATCTAAACGTTGACGCCGGCGACTTCATGCTGATCCTGACCGGGGCCACGAACGCCAATACATCGTGGGTTCAGACGGTCCTGCCTCCAATCACGATCGGCTCTACCTCGCTTGTTTTTGTTCAGTTTGGCTCTGGCTCGGCGATTTATTCAAACGGCACCGGGTTAAGTTTATCCGGCACGAATCAGTTCAGCATTACGAATACGGGCGTAACTTCCGGCACATACGGCTCTGGTTCTCAGGTACCTCAGATTGCTGTTAATGCTCAGGGGCAGGTTACCGGGGCAGTTAACACAAACATTGCGATTAGCGGTAGCCAAGTTACATCGGGTGCTGTGGCGATTGCTCAAGGGGGCACTGGCCAGACCACACAGGCCTCTGGATTCAATGCGCTGTCTCCGATTACTACGCTTGGCGACATTATTGTTGGCACCGGAACCAATGCTGCGGGAAGGCTCGGGATTGGGTCTTCTGGGCAGGTATTGACGGTTCAGAGTGGAACGGCTACCTGGGCTGCTTCAACGGGTGGCGGCGGAACTCCGGGTGGCAATGTAAATACAATTCAATATAACAATGGTGGTGTATTTGGTGGCCAGACCAACTATACGACTGACGGGACGAATGTACAATTAGGGGCTCAAGGGGTATTTAAGTTTGCCGACCTTGACTCGAGTAATTTTGTTGGATTTAAGGCTGCTGCGACTGTTCCTAGTAATGTAACCTGGACGCTTCCTACGACAGACGGGACGGCGTATCAGGTGCTGGCTACGAATGGCTCCGGCACACTTGTTTGGGTTACACAAAGCGGCGGCGGTGGTGGCGGAGGATCTCCCAATTTGGATGGTGGGGTACCTAACTCAACCTACGGCGCGATTACACCAATTAACGGGGGGACACCGTAATGCCTGTTCAGATACAACTTAGAAACGGCACTGCATCCCAGTGGACCTCGGCCAATCCCGTTCTTTCTGGCGGTGAGCTAGGCGCGGAGACGGACACCAACAGATTCAAGATCGGCAACGGATCTACCGCCTGGAACAGCCTTGGATACTCTCTTGGTGTGTCGTCACGGGGAGCCTATGCCGGTGGTACTCAATACTATGTAAACGATATTGTCTCGTCTAGCGGCTCGAGCTACATCTGTATCCTGAACTCGATAGGTAACGCGCCTCCGAATGCGACCTATTGGGCTCTCCTTGCGCAGGTTGGCACGAACGGCACGAACGGCACAAACGGAACAAATGGCACGAACGGGACCTCGTTTACATGGCTTGGGGCGTGGTCTGCCGG